CCCTCCCCGTTCTTATGGGCATAAATACAGACCTCCCCGGGCTCTAGGCCTTTATGCCTGTGCCTCTTGTCATTGGTCGCTATTATGATAGCGTGATCCCTTTCTCCGGCCGGGAAAATGGCTATACATTCGGTATCCGGAAGGGGAACGGAATTGAACCCATATTCCTGGGGGCGTTCACAATCCTCGGTTGTCTCGCCTGCCAGAAATCCCGCCTGGATTTTCTGCATACCCTCTGAATCCTTAACCAGATTGATTACACCCCTGCCAACCATTAGGATAATCTTTTTAATCCAGGGGTCCATTATGGTCTGTACGTTCTTACCTAGTTCTCGCCAAGTGGTTTTTATCATGGGTTTTTATCCGGATCATATTCGGTTAAGGATTTTAGTTTCTGCCTCTGGCCGGTCGCCTTGTCGCTGGCCGTCTTTACCTCTTCTGGTGCCGGGGGGAATTGATAGGTTATCGGATGAACCAAGGTTATATGAGTCTCAAACCCTAAACCCTCTGATATTGTAAAGTTCACAGAGTTGATTAGATAAACTCCGTCAATACCAACAAACCTATCTTTTACCCGCACCAATCTATTTATTTCCCAGGGGGTTTTGTCCTGGCGGAACCACCCGGAGGTTTTATAAGTTAACGTTCTTGACTGACCGGCCCTTTGGTTGGCCTCAAAGTTTGCCCGGTTCTGCATCCCCTGAATGTCTGTTTTAGAGTCTGCTATTATCACTAGCGGCCGCCAGCGGTCAACGTCTGAGTCAACGGCGATAGCGGAACCGGAAATATAATCATTAAACGTTCTAAAGTCAGATGATTTATTCTGGCCCTTCACAATATAGGTTGAATGCCTTTCTGAGTTGTTTTGTGATATGCCACCCCTCTTGACATTCCTTCCTAATTCAAGAACATCAAGAATGGATGTCGTTCCCGCCCGGTCTAAAATCAGATTGCCTATGCCGTCCGATAGCATGAGGCAATTGTTTTGTTTGCACAACCGGGTAATAACATTGAATATCGTTTCCCCCTCATTAACCCGGAAGGATTCCAGATCCTTTAACCCTGGATTGGAAACCCTGTTATCTACCAGGATTCCAAACTTGCCTACCATGTCCTGTATTATCTGGAAAGTGTTTTGATTACGCCATTGCCCAAAACCCCGAATATCATAATGAGGACATTTAACCAAGTCCCCCGTCTTATCCATGCCGCTAACCGCTAGATTGTGGGATACCGTATCATAATCAATTGGCATATCTATGATATAGCCTTCAATTATTTTATTACTTTGTAAATAAATAGAGGCGAGATCACCTACTTTGAAATTGTATAACCCCGGAGAAGGCGGTTTGTCTGCCGCTACCGTCAAGTCAAAGGTAGAGGATAATTGTTCCATTGATTTAACAATACTAGCCGTTGTCCAACCGTAGGTGTTAACCCCATTAACTTTTAATACCAATTCGGTCATGACGATAAAACCTCTAGGGTTTCCCCGGCCGGAAGATACCCGGGATGAGTTATTGTTTTATTTCTATCAATAATCTCCTGTTCCCTGGTAACGTCATTGTATAACCGATAGGCTAAACCCAAGGCGTTCTCTGCCGTTCCCTGGCCCAATTCATAGGGCACAACCCTTGCCAGATTCGCCCCCTTGTCATTCAGAGATCGGAACGTCTGAGATCTTAGGGTTTCCAGAGATTGGATCTTATCGTCCATGTCATCAAGGCTACCCATTTCTAAAATTAATTCCTCGAAAATATCCGCCAACTCTTCCCGAACATTCGCCAACTCTTCATAAGAATCATAATCAATAGAAACAGCATTTTTGCAGGCCTCGGTTAGTGCCAACTCCCGGAACATAAGAGAGATAGCCGCCTGATTGTCGGCCTGCCTCTGGCGGTTGGCGGTTGTTACGTTAACGGGTATCAATGCCCCACCATAAATACTGACATCCTCTGATCCATTTGGTTTGCCAAAATCATTTAGCGCAACAATGGATCGGTATGGTGCCAGTTTGTCAACTCCGGTTAATCCGGACATCTGGGAAAGAGTACCGGAAACAGAGTCAAACAAAGTATCACCCTGTATTACATTGTCTGACAAATCGGCAATCTGTAAATCAATGGCCTCTTGGAAATCTGGATTCTGGCCGGTAAACTTGGTTGCCTCTTTTATCATATTAAAACCTGATAGGGTATCTTGTTCCGCCCCGCCTCTAAGGTATTCAAAACCGGAGGCGTTGTATGCCAGCAAAAATACCGATTGCGCCTGACTAACATAATCTAGGGCGGCATCCAATGTGAGACTATCTTGATCCTCGGTTGCGGCCGGGAATTCCGCCTCCCCCGTTTCCACAAAGGTTATATTGAAATCGGCAATGTTCCCCCGGTCGGTTGATTCCGATTGGGTAAACTCCATTACGTTAACATTCAGGTTACCCCGATAGGGATGAACAAGGATTCCCGATTCCCCTTGTTCCAGGGCATCAAGTAACGAATCCCTCTGATCCATGTAATCCGGGCCCTGAACATAGCAGGCAACGGTAAACTGCCTGGGCCGCCTTCCCAGATCTTCTGATTGGACCTCTTCCCTCAAGGGGAATTCATGAACAACAGTTTTCCGGCCGCCTGAGTTTTCAATGCTGGTCCAACGGAAAGGGATACCCCTAAAGGAAGGCGTGAAAAGATTTCTTTTCCATGGCATGAGCTACCCCCTATTAGCCAAAGGCATGGGCCCCGGCCGATATATTAACATCGGTATTACCCGTATTGGTTATCTTTTTGATTCTCGCACCCTTGGCCCCCTCCCCCTGGAGGATAACCCGGACCTCACCGCCTACCCGGTTATTGATATTCATACTTGGTTGGGAAATATTTAATGGTTGTGCCGACTGAAATGCTCTAGCTCTAGCGGGGTCGGCTGGCAATCCCTCATTAGAACCACCACCAACGAAAACATCTTTGAATGCCCCGGCAATGCTACTACTAAAGGATTTTATTTTCTCTCCAACAAATGCGGTTACTTCTTTTAATCCCACGAGAAACCCATTCTTGAAATCTTGCCACCACTGTTTTCCAAAGTCCCATGCCGCACTTGTCACCGTACCTAGTATTTTGTTTAATGCTAAGGATATTTCTATTGCCCATTGCGCTAGGCCAACATCCCCAATCCTAATTAATTGATCTGATACAACACCTAATATTGCTCCCAATGCCTTAAATGTTGCGACCACGGCGATAATTGCGCCAGCCGCAACGGCTGAAAACACCTTGGTTAAATGGGCTAGAAATATAATTAGAAATTCAATCTTAGAACCTAGATCATCTGTCGGTCCTATTATTCTTTTAATGACAATAAACATATCTGAGAAGTTCTGTACTACCGGGCCCATTACCCTTTTCAATGTGTCAACAAACTTAATCAATCCTGCCTTAATCAATCCCTTATTTGCGCCAATCCATTTAGAGATATTCATGGTTATCTTTTCTATCTTGGGCAAGAGTCCACTTATTAGATTTCCAAAGTTAGCAAAGACAACCTTTTTTAATATGTTAAGGCTATCGTTTAATTTCTCGGATGAGGCTATCGTATCCTTATCAATAATCAATCCCATTTCGTGTGCCTGTTTAGCAAATTCTTTTATCTGTTTAGAACCGCCTTTCATGGTATTTGCCAGGGCGACACCTTCACTATCAAAGAATTTAAAGGACAATCTTACCTTTTCGGATTCATTTTCTACCGCCGCAATGCCATCTGCCACTTCAAGAAAAAGGGCCTCTGATGTTTTCAATCGGCCCTCATTGTCCTTCAAAGATATTCCCAACTGTTGAAAGGCTGGCAATGCCTCCCCCATGCCCTGGGCGGCCTCTGCCGATCTCCGGGTAAACCTCTGAAATGCCATGTCCAGAGTTTCGGTTTTAACTCCGGTCTGTTCCGCCGCAAACCTTAATTCCTGTAAAACGTCTGTTGTAATTCCTAGTTTGCTGGCTGTCTTGCCGATTCTATCGGCGGTCCCTGCAAATTTAAAAACCGCCGCCGATGCCGCCGCAAAGGCAACCGCTGTTATCTTCCCCAATTTGATTATAGATCTACCGATGCCGATAGCCGCCCTGCCTATTAATCTTCCGGCGCTCTTGAAAGACGTTACAAACTTATTATTGATAGCCGCGATTGTCAACCGTTTAAAGGCGGTTGTTACTCTCTTGAGAGGTGCGGTTAATTTGGCTATGCCCTTGCCAACCTTCTTTATCGGTTGGGTTGCCTTGTCGATCATGTCAAAAACAACTGATAAAGTAAATTTCTTAGCCATGTTCCGCCGCCTTTTCTTCTTTCTTGGTTATATAATTATGTCCCTCAACCCAGAAAGATAAGTCGTCTATTATGTCCCAGGAATCCATATTGTCAGAAATACCAAACCGCTGGCCTACCGTCCACACCCCTACTTTCCAGTTAGGGGGGATACTTCTAAAAAACTTGACAGAGCCTCAAACTTTATCAGATCTTCATAGTCGATCTGATTGATAGTTGATTCCGGCAATTTGTTTTGAACGGCTAGGATTATGGCTATCTTATCTTCTCCCGTATTATAACTAGCGGCCGCCCTTATTTGCCCCAGATTGGGCCGATAAAACTTCAATTCATATAACGGATTATTTTCATGGTATATCGGCCTTGATAACTTGATAGTCAAATACCCTGGTTTCTTGGGCAAGGGTATCTCTTCCGTATGTTCTGGTATTGGGGCATGTTTAGGTTCTGGCATTTCTGGATTCATGTTTATTCCCTTTTCTTAACTTTCAGGATTGATTAGTTCTTCCGCCTCATCGCCAAAGAACACAAAGGGAGTATCACCTTCCCCGGCGGTTACTTCGGCCTCACCACTACAAGAGGCATTGCGGATAATATAAACTTTTCCCAACTGTCCCTTGTGGGAAACAGATTCAAAGGTAATAACCCCATTGGTTACATCCTTGATATCGGAAAGTTTTATATTAGATTTGTCGGTAACGCTAAAGGTTACCCTGGAGGCCCTGGGAGTTTCGGAAAACCCGTCAAGGCCGGTTGATCCCATAATGGGTTCTCTGGTAACCCCACCAAGATCACAAGTTGCCCCTGGTTTAGACCGTACTATTTTACCATTTACTCTTATATTCGCCATTCCTGTGACAATAGCCATTTATAACCCCCTTTCAGGTATTACAGTTTATACTTTAGTTTCATTGCCAACACCCTTAACTGATTAACCAGATCAGGGGGGCCCATCATGTCAACTCGGTTTCTATCTTCCGCATTGCGGATCGCCACAACCTCATCAACAAACTGACCGGCTACGTTTTCCACCCACCCCTTGTCCTCAAATTCTCCCATGATAGCGATCAACTCGGTCTTAAGATCGATAGGCCGGACAATGGGAACGTTTGCGATAACCCGGGCGGTATCATCGGCCAGTTTATGGCGGGGATATTTAGACTTAACCCTGAATAACCACTGTTCAGAGATAGCCGCCAGAGTTGCGCCAGTGTTAATATCCAGATAAGAAACATCCGGGGCCCCGCCAGCATTCTTTTGATAGGTGGTAATGTCTCTCTCAATAAATGCCCTGTCGCTCTCAACAACAAAGGTAGCGATCCCGTCATGTAACAGGGTTTCTCTTTCAGTTTCGATAAACCGATCAGCATGAACGGGCGGCACAACTCCCTCAAGTTCAACCGTCTGGTTGGGCCTGGAGGGATCAAGGTTTAATTCCCGGGCCTCGGTCGCCATATAAATGGCGGCGAATTCCTCTGCCGGAGTAGGTACTTTGTAAAGGCCCATAACAGAGGACCATGGATTATTTCTGAGGTTCCCGTAGGTTGTGAGATTGGCTAAGGTATCAGAATGGGCGGAAAAGGCTAAGGTATAATTCATAACCATTCCATCCCACCGATCATCTAACCAATCCTCAAGTATAACCATGTTAGCGGCATCGCTGTAAGGGTGTCCCAGGTAGCGGAAAGATTCTTCCCCGATAGTATCAAGGGCATCCTGGATATCGGGATCGTTTAATCCGCTGGCCATGGGGGTTATTGCAATTGAGATACCGGCGGCGGTTTCGTCACCAATATTCATATTCTCCCGCATGTCAACACCATTCCCCAGAGTCCCGTCATTCCTGGCGGTTATGGTAACGTCACCGGCGGCATTACTGGCGGTTACTGGCAAGGTGACATCCTCATTGATAGCCGCCTCTATGGCATCGCCAACCTCGGAATTAGTATCATTCTTGAATACTGGAACGATAAAACGGCGGCCTGCAATGTAGAGATAAACTGCCCCCTTTTTTGATACCGATCCGGTTACTGCAATTTCTCCGGTTGCCAACACCCCGGAGGCGTGATCGTCCAGAGAGACACAATACAACTCTGTTTTGTTATTCGCCTTTAGGGCCTTCTCAACCATCCGGGCCAGCATTGATCCGGTTCCAAAAAATACCTCCCCCTCTTCTTTAGACCTAACGGGAGTAAGAACCTTTTCCGCTACTGTTCCGGTTGATAGCCTTTGCCCAATCAAAATCATTCTCTGGCGCAATGCCAGAAGGCCGGGGATAGCATCGGTATTGTCGATTTCTACCCGGGTTCCCGGAACCCTGATATCTGGGTTGATCTGTAAAAAGGTAATATTCTCGGCCATTATTCGCCCCCTTCCGTTTCGGGTATTGGTTTTTTAATTTCAGATACTAAGACAACATCCCCAACCTTGATCCGTTTCCGCCAGTAAAGGGAGTTGTTTACCTCTTCCCCCTCTTCTTTTAAGTACCGCCTTAATACGGTCCTATCCTTGACCATTCGGACAAGTAAACCTTTCCGGGCCGGTTTAACCTTGATTCTCTCTGGCATGATACCCCCTATTCCCTAACGTCTATTTTTATATCGAGATTAGCGTCAACTGGATCAACTGGTTTTATCATTGGTTCGTCACCTACCCCATATACTCTTAGGAATTCGTCTGAATGTGTTATATCAGATCCGTCTGTTTCGTCAATATTAGTTTCAGCAAAGAAATCAAACTGAATCCACATAAAGGCGGGGTTCTGGTCGATCACCCTCGCCCCGTCATACTCCATAGGTTTAATTGCGCCCGTTGGTTTGTAATTCAATAATGCCTTCAACAATTCACTTCTAACTTTATCTACTAATTCAACGGCTGTCTGCCCCCGTTTATCTGACCGATTATCAAGGCAGGCGATAACAGCATATTCATTTCTGAGGATAATATTAATACTGGCATCCTCGTTATTCTCGGCTATGGTCAATTCGTCCAACCACAACAGATAGGCGGTATTTGGAAAGAAGGTGTTTTCCTTGGCCGATTCAAACTCGGCGGCACCGGCGACCATTACTTTTCCAGTACTAACTAGATTATCATTTTCATCTTTTTTCCTCTGGACAAACTGCCCATCTAATTCCAGTTGGGTTACCTTTATTTTCTGGATTAGCTCCGGTATGTTCATTACTCCCCTACAATCTTCTCTAGTTTCTTAATGATTTTAGGAGTTGCCCGTTTTAATGCTGGTCCTAAAAATGGCCGTTCTTCCATGTGCCTCGTTCCCTTTTCTAACCAGGGGGCATACTTTACATTGGTTCCGACAACGATTGTCAGAGGCCTTTCGTCTGTCTGCAACGAATTGGCTAGGTTGCCCGTGTCAATTGAAGGGGGGAAACCCTTTAGTGAGGGGTAATGTTTTATTCCCCTCTTAACTATCTTACCTTTTAAATTACGTTTTGCCTGGGTTACCCTTCTTCCTGTTTTATTTTTCTTGGTCTTAGCCATCGACCGTTGGGCATCCCCGATCAAAACAACTGCCTCGGTTTTCAACACCTTCCTTACCCTTTGTAGTTGTCCTATAGATAGGTTTCTTAACTTGTCTACAAAGGAATCAAGATCAGTATTGGTAACCCTTAGAATCATGTCACTGTTCCAGTTTTACTTTCAGAGATCCGGAGGTCCAGTTACCGGCCTTGATGCCAACCCGGTACCTTACTTTCCGGGATTGCACAACTTCTAGGCCATTGTAAAGGCCAACGGCGGTAAAGTCCTGGGTGTCCTCCCAACGTTCATCAACACTGTTCCACCTTTGAACGGTTACTGTTGCACTCCATAGATCTTCCGGATCCGGATTGCCCCAAATGGTAAGAGTAAACTTACCAAATATTCCCACCTCATCGGACCACTGATTAGGACCACCTAATATTTTTTCAGTTATCATGATATGCTCCCTTGTCAAAGTTTCTTTCTATTTCTTCGACCATTATCTCTAAATACTCGTTTCTTTCACCAACATTTTTTATCTTGTGAATCCTAAACCGCCTCATAAGGGGCCCATTGAAATCATAATTAAATTCCTCTGTAAACTCCCGTTGCTCTCTTACCATAGAAATAAATAAATCTTTATGTAGGCCCCTCATGAAACGGATCGTTATCTTGTGAGATGCCACCTCTTCGGTATCCTTACCACCAACGTACATATTACCCCTGCCAGTGTTGGCAACGGCGGCCCACACCCTGGCGATGAAATTATATTGGCGATCAAAATTCCCATCC